TTTAGCTACCACAGTTTATGATAAATTGCAGGAAATAAATGGAAATGTTTTGACAATTAAATCAAAACTTAGTGGAAAGGTAATACAATAATGTCAGATTTATTCGAGAAGAATAATAGAAGAAGAAACCAAGAGGGTAAGTTCAAGAAGGACTTATGGTGGACTCCTTGGAACGAAGCATGGAGTTACAAAATGAGTGATGACCTCAAAGATATGCTTGAACGAACTGCTTGGACCTTCATTGAAGCGTTCATAGGTGCATTAACAGTAGCACCTTTAGTTGGCGTAGAAGCTGAAACTATTCAGTTAGCTGCGTTAGCCGGTGGTGGTGCTGCATTAGCAGTTGTCAAGACATACGCTAAAAAACAAATATCTAAATAAACAATTTGTCTCTTCTGCCCTGTATAATGGTATTAACAGGGCAAAGGAGGTATCATGCCTAATATACCCGAAGATTGGGGTAATAACTTCTATAAGTCAGGGTGGCAACCAGGACTAGAAGTAAATGAACAAACAGGGTTGGGAGAAATCACGCATGTGGGAACTGACCCTAATTACAGAAATAAATTCGATTCTATTCTTCAAGAATGGGGTTTTAGTCCCGAACATTATGAGATAGAGGGTTCAGTTCGTGCATCCTCATGGAATGTACAATTGAAAGGTGGTAGGACCGAAACCTTTTATGCATTCAAAGGAATAGTAAAGAAGAAAAGACCTGGACACGACAAATATTTCCAGGCATTATTCAAACAAGCCGGTAGAAAACCACCATTAAAACTAAAAACACATGGAGGAGACACTGCTTTTATGTTTTTTATGGCAGATTGGCAGCTAGGTAAAAAAGATTTTGGTGTAGAGAATACAATCAAGAGATATGACATAGCTTTACAAGATGCAGTAAATAGAATCAAAGAACTTCATAAAGTGGGAGTTCAAATAGATGAAATATATATGGTAGGACTAGGTGACCTTACTGAAAACTGTTATGGATTCTACGACAGTCAACCTTTTAACATAGAGTTGACAATGATAGAACAGTTTGCATTAGCTAGGTCTATGATGATGAAAACTATAGATACATTCTTACCACATTCAGATAAATTAGTATTAGCAGGAGTTCCTGGTAATCATGGAGAGGCATCTCGTTCACAAAAAGGTCAAGTTGTCACCAATAGATTAGACAATACAGATACAATGCACTTGCAGATATGTGAAGAGATAATGAAAGCTAATCCTGATAGATATAAAAAGGTATCTGTAGATGTTCCTGATGGATTTCACCAAGTTCTTGATATCAAAGGTATAAAAACTGGGTTCAGTCATGGACACATGAGTACTGGCAGTGGGAATCCTGAAAATAAGATTGAGAACTGGTGGAAAGGTCAGATGTATGGCTTCTTACCGGCAGGTGAATGTCAAATTCTTGTCACAGGACATTACCATCATTTTCGTTCTAAGCAACAAGGTGATAGGACTTGGTTTCAATCTCCTAGTTTAGATAAATCTATAGACTTCACTGCTAGAACTGGTATGTGGAGTCATCCAGGAGTCTTAACATTTACAATTAATAAAAAAGGTTGGGATAATCTTAAAATTCTGTAGGACATAGTCCCACAAATAAATTTACTCTTGTCTGAGGGCAACCTCGCAGGGGTAAAACCTCAATGTTTATAGGCTTTATACTGTAAGAACTTTGTAAAGTTTTTTATTTCCATTCAGGTCTAGTTCAGGATAATAACCTATTTCTGTTGATTCATCCTCCCATAACTTTTGTATTGTCTCAAAACTAAACCATTTTGGATTAGCATTTGGGTGTGCAAAGTATGTAAGTCCAACATTCACATTCTTGTAAGGTGCTGCTCTCTCATACATTTCTTGTAAATGTAAGTAGTCTGATTCTTTTAGTCTGAGTGTTCCTTTTACTTCTGATAACCACAACTTATCTTTATGAACAAATATATAATCCGGTATCAATAATATCTGTAAAGCTAACCACATCATATCCATGTCATTAGTCTTTGGGTCTGTTCCTATCTTCATCCAGGTCTTGTTTTCTTCTAGCCCCATTGATATCAAATACTTCTGCATACATTCATCTGCCATATCATAAGTATTTTTTTTATTTCTCTCCTCGTAAGTGTTTGTATATTTATCCACTATAACTCCTCATCTAGGTCATCCCAACCATAGTCTTCATCAAACATTATTCTTCCTCAGCTTGTGCTTGTAAAAAATAAAAATAATCTTCTTCCATTATTCTTCCTCTCCTAGTTTTTCATCCCAACAGTTATTACACACTGCATAATCTATGTCAGCAGGGGTTAAAGTAAATGCACAGAACATACATCTTCCACTTCTTGGTCTCTTCCGAACATTACCTCTCTTCTCCTGTTCTATCCAAAACTGTTCCATATAATCAGAATGGAATCTCTTCTGTGTCATATCTCACCACCTTTTCTTGTATCAATGCGTGACAAGTAGCATACTCCCACTTATACACATTATCATCATCTGTTTTCTTATATCTATGCCCACAGTATTTGTCTCCTTTTGTGTCAGTGTAAACAATCTTATCGCTAGGACATAAGCCATTCATCTTACACTTCCTATCCGGCTCTACTGGTATATCAAAGTTATGATTAGGGAATCTCTGCTTGAGTTTATCCTTTAACTTCTCAACATTTAAAGAGTTCCCTATCTCTTCTAAAGCCACGACTCCGGTGCATTGTTAATCCACCAACCTTTACCACAACCAGTTCCATAAGGAGGTTTTTGACATGCGAAGTCAGGTATCTTACCTAGTTTCTCAGGGTCTTTTGCTTTTTTGTCCCTGTTGTCTTCTACTTCTGTGCTACCACACTCCGGACATTTTCTCTTCTCATCAATAAGTTCTGTTGTAAATATCTCATCTACAACTGCTGCATTCTTCTTGTCTTCATCACTAAAGTTTTCTTGTGCCTCAACAAAGGCATCTAAAAATGTGTCATACTCTTCTTGTGTCCAGGAATCTACATCTTTATTCTTTACTGATTTCCAAGCAGTGGTTTTAAAAGTCTCTCTTAACTTCTCATCCGGCTCGTGAAACTCTATTGCAGTTTTGATTCTGCGTTTCATTTCAGATTCTTCAACTTCCTCTTCTTGTTTTACAACCGGTTTAGGAGGTGCAACTTTTTCTTTAGGATTATCTTCACCACCGGCATAGTGTTCTTCTTCAGTTGTATCTCCAGTCCAAAGCTCTAGTCCTAGTCCTAGTCTCATGCAACATCTTTTGATACCATCTGATACTGCTAATTTCAAAAGTTCAGATTCAGTTATATTTCTATTGAGTGCGTTCATATCTACATCTCCAACTTCTTCAATAGTCTGTTCAGTTGATTTAATATAGAGTTTGCACTTTGCCCCAATGATAGAGTTATCCTTTGCTCTTACTATCTCGTAAGTAAAGTCATAACCTCCAGGAATCACATCTACTAATCGTTGTGTGTAAATGTGGTGTGGAACATAACTACCGAACTTACCTTTTGGTGCAGGTTTTACTACATCCTTTGGGAAGTTTTTAGTTAGTTTCTGTTGTGTTTGTTTGTCCATTATATATTCTCCTCATATTTTTTTCTTATGTTGAAGACTCTCTCTCTAGTCAAGCCGGTAGATTCAGCTATCTTTATATCAGATAAACCTCGACTCCTTGCTACTAACATAAGTTCTGCTCTTTGTTTTCTTAATGTATCGACTTCGGACTGTGCAGATTTCAATAAACTTTGAATATCTGCTAACCTGGTCGGTATATTTTCTGTTTTAAAATCTTCCTCATTCATCTCAACTCCATTGAAATAAACATCATCTTCAATCTCTTGTAATTCATTCATCTAAAAAATCTCCTTTATAAAAATCTCTTTGTAAATCATCAATAAAGTTTATTGAATCGTTACTTAATCTAATAATCCTAAATGGTCTGTTATTCCATATCCAAATAACAACCACTGTTACTGTTAGTATTGCAACGATAGTTACTACTACTGCTGCTACAATCAATACCGG